AGTTGACAAACTTTATCACCCTTATTATAGAGTTTATTAAAGTTAACATATCCTTCCAATAGATTATCTGTTCTAATTCTATAATCTTCTGGTTGCCAGATATACTTGAAACGAAGTAATACTTCACCACGATAATCTGCGTCAATCAATCCAATACAGTTGGCTAATACCAAATTATACTTACTAACACTACTACGAGGAAATGCTAGAATATCATAATCCAAATCAGTATAACCAAAGTTACTGAATTGACGATCTTTTTGAACTGCCAATTTAAGATTGGTCTTGTATTGAATGTAGTCAATACGTTTGTATGATCCATTTTCATACTGATCACCAACAATTTCTGGAACACTTGTAACAATTACATCAAATCCAGTAGCTCTATCAGTACCTTTCTTGGGTAGATTGTCTGTAGACTGATATGTCTCATTCTTTAATACTTGAATCTTCATAGTTTAGATAGTGTAGTATCAATTTCTGATTTTAATTTGTCAATGTTAATCTTAGGAACTTCTACACCAAATGTATTATGTGGTTGTGAATTACCAACACAATCAGATGTTGTATGAATAGAAAATCCAGGTTCTGGAATAAAGTTATTAATAGTATAATCCATTGCCTTGATAAATTGATTACACATATTCTTGGCATTAATACCACCTTCATTCATTGCCCATCTACGACCTTCCAAACCACACTTTTCACGTTGTTCTGGTGTCATTAGATACCAATACATGATTGCTTCAGCAGCTTCTTCCCATGTACATACATCATCAAAGATATATGGAGTTGGTACACTTCCTTGAATTGTTTTAACTGCGGGCCAAATTGGCTTAGCCCACACACCATGATTTCTATATTTTCCAGTACTATTAGTGCCAAATTCAAGGGTAAATTCAAATGGTTTGCCTTCATTATCTACTTGACCAATTTGATCTTGTAACCCTCCAGTTACCGTAGTAATTACTGGAGTACCACACATAATTGATTCAGCAATACTCAATCCAAATCCTTCATTGGAACTGATTAGAATTGTAACATCTGCAATATTGTACATTGCACACATTTCTTCTGGACTAATCTTATGTTCAACAAATACTACGTCATAATTTGGACACAGAGCAGTAATTACTTCTGGTAAGTCTGTACCTGCGTCTTGTACTTTTTCTGTATGTAATACCAATACACACTTAGCAGCTTGTTCTGGTGTTAGATTGTCACAGAATGCTCTAAAAGCTAATACTGCGTTACTTGTCTTTTTACGTTGAACGTTACGACTGTTGTAGAATAATACAAAGTCATATTGTTTATCACCAAATAGTTGCTTTTTCTTTTCTTTGATCAACTTATGATCCGCAGCTAGTGGTATAAATACATCACTGTTGATACCGTGAGGAACTAAATGTAATAAATGTTTTTTATTTTTAAATGGCATAACTTTATTAAACTGTTTGGTTTTCTACTTCATTTAATGAGAAACAGTTTTCTGCTCCCAATACGTGTTTAGCAATATTATTTGATTGTTTACTAATAGCAAACAATGCGTCACAACTCTGATAAAATGGTCTGTTCCACATTGGATATGGCAAATCATCCCAAATATGAAGATATGTCAGTGGTACTTTGGCTCTAACTTGTTTTTCAATAGCATATAACCATCCCCAGAATCTAGGATCAGTAAAATGCATAATTGCATCAGGCTTTTCAATTTGCATAATAGAAAATAACACTTGGTCATTTCCATAACCATCAGTAGGATACAATTTGATATTTGCATCTGGTACTTTTGTCAAATCTCTTGTTGCTTGATTTAAGTCAACAATTTTACCTGCTTCTGGATGTTTGATTGCACCTGCAATTTGAACCCAATCATAGTGATGAACTGTACCCAAGGCCAATTCTCTAGACATAGTTGCAATACCACTATGCATTCTTAAATCATCTGATAGTAATAATATTTTCTTTTTCTTCATAAATTGTTAGTTTTTAGATCCAGTAATACTTAATTTGGTAACTTGTGCCTCTTCACTTAAAACTGGAATGCTGAAATTATATAATCTGTCTTTAAATTCTCTGTCATTCAAATACAAATACATTGCTCTATTCACTAGATCTTGCAAATGAAACTTGGATTTAACGTTTTGAATCTTAAATGACTCATATAAACCATTATCTACCTTTACGGTTGTAACACTGCTTTTCATATATACGTATATACATATATACGGCAGTTAAGGTAGATTTATTTTAATCTAACAATTTATCTGCTTTGCCATTACAATTAACCTTGTGATGTTGACAATACTTACAATTCTTCTTAGCTTTACCAGGAATCTTTGGATATGAACCATTTACATTGTAATCACCTTCAACGGTAAAACACTCAGTAACAAATGTTGCAAAGTCACCTAGAGTAGATGCAATTGCTTGTTTATTGTGCATGGGTTCATAGATTTGAATACGACTTTGAGGAAAGTCTACAGCTTCATATAGTTTTCTCTTTAAGATAAAGAATTCTACTTCAATGTGATTCAAATCAACGTTGAACTTCTTTGCATAAAATGCTTTATATAGCAAGATCTGACTAAACTTGGCTGGATCTTCCTTTTGATACTTATTCCATCCATTAGAACTAGTCTTAAAGTCATAAATCTTATACTTACCAGTTTCTTTATCTTTAAGAACCAAGTCAACGTAAGCAATAAACTCTACGTTATTCTTAATTGGTAGATCCAATGGAATTTCCACACCAATAAACTCATATTTCTGAGAAGGAAAGTATTTGAGACGGTTCTTTGTACTAAGAAATGTCTTTAAGATATCTTCACCGTCAAATACAAACTCAGTGTATTCATCATCTGTATAGGTAAATTTACTACCTGGTTTACTCTTTTCTTTCTGGATTTCTTCCTCAAACTTAACTTTGAACAATTCAAATACATTGATACTATCAGCCTTCTCAACTGATTCAGTGTATAGTGATTGTAAGAATGTTTGAACAGAATGATGGATTGCGGTACCAAAGAATATGTTTAAACTTGCGTCATAGATTCTTTTACCTTCCAGATAGTTAAGTTTCCAACTGTAGGGACATTTCATCCACATTGAATATTGGCTGAAACTTACCCGCTTCTTTTTTATTTCTTGTACATCCATTTGAATAGAATAACTTATAAAATATATGAAGTCAATCTATAACAACTATTTATTGAATATGAAAAATCTATTACTCTCATTATTAATGGTGTTGTCTGTTAACGCAAACAGTTTGTTTCTTTATGATTCCACAGAAAAAACTGAGTTATCAGAAGTAGTTGGTGGAAAATTAAGTGTGTTGTCTACTACTGTTGGTAACACATATACACTAACAAATGGTCTTAGTGTTGTAGCTGGTACAAATCAAACTACTTCTTATGTATTTCCACATAAAATTGCTGTATATCAAAAAGAATCTACCAGTGTATATTTCAACCAAACACCAATTGAATACAATAATACATTCAAATTACCTGAAATAGTTAAATTAAAAGAATCCGCATTTAATTTTACTGTAGATGGTGTACTATATTGCGTAAGCAAATGTCCAAGTCAAACTACTATAGGTACTCCACTTGGATTTATTACATTTACTAACGCCAAATTTTTTGTAACATCTGGAGCTAAATATACTCATGTATATGTAGTAGAAGGTAATGTAACAGTTTCAGATACAAAGTCAAAGAAAAAGAAACAATTAAAAGCTGATGATTACCTTGTTATAACACCACAAATAGTATTGTCTCCAAGAGAAGGTACTATAAGTAACTTAGGCAACTCTTTCAGCATCAAAGAAGTAGAAGATACAGAAAAAGAAGTACACGTTAAAGAAACTCAAGTGTTAACTGATAAACTTAATAACGTACTTTTTATAAACTATGACGCAAATATATTTGGTGTTAAATTAAATTGACAGTGTTTAAAAATTAGGTTATAATAGAATTATGAGATTAGAACAATTGTATTCATTAACTGAAGATGAAACCGCAATGCTTTGGGGAATTGTTAATTTAGCAACTCCTCCTGTTATTAGCGCTTATCAAATGGAAGTGGAATTATTCACAGCTATTAAAGATGAAAAGCTAAAACAACGAGTGAATCAGTTTGACAAGTACGTAAAACCAGAGTATATTGAACTATACAACTCACTTAAAGCTAAGTTGGGTTATTAAAAATATGTATCAAAACATCTTTGTAGATAAAAAAGAAAACACAGTACATTTGTGGGATGATGAAAAGGGTTATGTAACATTTCCATTCAGAAACTACGCATACAGAAAGAGTTCTAACGGAACTTACCGTTCAATCTATGGTGACAAGTTGGAGAAGATTTATAACTTCAATCCAAGAGATCCATCATTGTTTGAAAGTGACGTTCCAATGGAAACTCGTATTCTAATTGATGCGTATGAAGACAGTGATGAACCATCAAAAGGTCACCGTGTAGTCACAATTGACATTGAGGTTAGTTCTGAAGGTGGATTTCCAGTTGTAGAAGAAGGTGATAAGGAAATCACAGCTATTGCTATTCATGATGATGCAACAAAACAATATACCGTATTCATCTTGGATAAGGAAATGAAGATTCAAGACAGTATCAATGACAACGTTGAAATCAAGTCATATGACAATGAAGAATCATTGTTGATGCACTTCTTCACCAAATGGGAAGAAATTCAACCTACTATTGTAACTGGTTGGAACATTGACGGATTTGATATGGTTTACTTGTACAACCGTGCAAAACGTGTTGTTGGTGAAACCAATGCTAAACGTCTAAGTTCAATTGGTATTTGTTATTTCAACAAGTTCTTGGAACGTATGACTATTGCTGGTGTATCTTGTTTGGATTATATGATTCTATACAAGAAGTTCAGTGGTAAGAATGAACCAAGTTATGCTCTAGGTGCTATTGGCAAGAAGGTTGTTAATATTGAAAAGATCAGTTACAAAGGTAGTTTGAATGATTTGTACAAAGATGATATTAACAGATACATTGAATATAACTTGAATGACGTTAAGATCGTTGTTGCTCTTGATAAAAAATTACAGTTTATTGATCTAGCTAGAGGTATCTGTCATACTGGACACGTAGGTTATGAGAATTTTGGCATGAGTTCTAGGTTTTTGGAAGGTGCTATTCTTATTTATCTACGTAGAAAGAAACAAGTTGCTCCTAACAAATCATTGGAAGGTCGAGCTGAATATGAAAACCAGTTGGAACAAAATGAAGAAGGTTTTGAAGGTGCTTATGTTAAAGATCCTATTCCCGGCCGTTATGATTGGGTGTTTGACTTGGACCTTACATCAATGTATCCGAATATCATCATCAGTCTTAACATCAGTCCAGAGACTAAAGTAGGTAAAGTAGAAAACTGGAATGTAGAAGAATATGTTAAAAACAATGTAACTACTTTATACATTGGTGGTAATCCATATACTGTGGATGAATTTAAATCACTATTGTCTGAAAACAATCTGAGTGTTGCTAGTAACGGTGTCTTGTATAAGAAACCAGAACCAAGTGGTGATATGGGAACTGTACCTAGCATTCTGGTTAAGTGGTTTGATGAACGTAAAAATTTAAGAAAGTTGGCTAAGAAACATGCAGATTTAAAAGAATGGGAAAAATATGAATTCTATGATAACAGACAAAAAATTCAAAAGATCTTGCTTAACAGTATTTACGGTTGCTTGGGTCTACCTGTATTCCGTTTTTATGATAAGGACAATGCTGAAGCAGTTACACTAACTGGTGTTGACATTATTAAAACCGCCGGTAAATCTATTAACCAATATTACAAAAATGTACTCAAAGAAGATGGTGATTATCTTATTTACACTGATACCGATTCTTGTTTTGCTAGCGCTCTACCTATCATTCAAAAGACAATGCCGGAGATTGATCTCAAAGATGAAGAACAGATGACCAAATCAATCTTACAAGTCTGTGGTGAAGTTCAATCATTTGTAAATCAAATGTTCAATATCATGGCAGACCGTATGTTCAACGTTCAAGTACATAGGTTTGATGCTAAACAAGAAGTTATTGCTAAGACTTCATTCTGGTTGGCAAAGAAACGTTATTGTCAATTCATCATCAACAAAGGTGGTGTAGTGTGTGATGAACTGGAAGTTAAAGGTATTGACGTTGTTAGAACATCATTTCCAGCTAAATTCCGTTCATTCATGCAAGAGTTCTTGATTGATCTATTAAAGAAGGCGGATAAAGAAACTATTGACCAAAAAATCTTGGACTTCAAAGAAAATATCAAGAACTTGAATATTGTTGATATTGCTAAGAACACCAGCGTTAAGTTTGAGAGTCAAGACAAGACCAAGAGTTATGACAACAACAAACGTCAACCATTCAAGTTTTTGTCTGGTACTCCAGCTCAAGCTAAAGCTGCTTTGGCTTACAATGACTTACTTGTCAAATGGAACTTGGTCAAATCAGTTCCAAAGATTCTACATGGTCAAAAGATCAAGTGGGTATATCTAAAACAAAATGAATATGGTATTGAAGGTATTGCCATGAAAGCTGATGGCACTGATCCAGATCAAATCATGGATTTTATTACCAAGTATGTAGACCGTGAGGCTATGTATGAACAAGAATTAAAGAGTAAATTGGTAGACTTTTACAGTGTCTTGAATTGGGATTATCCTAATGAAAATGATGCTAAAGCTAGTGAGTTTTTTGGATTTTAATTGTTATGAGTAAATATAAAGAAATGCTAACCATTCCAATAGAGGATGGATCAAATATCCCTTTGTATCTAAATGCACCACATTTTGCTATTTCTAAAGGTTATAACAGAGTGGTTATAGGACAACGTGGACCATATGTAGAATTTAATAAAAATCAAATCATTTGTAATGCATTGTATATACCGTGTAGTCAGTTATATAGATTAAGTGACCCAAAAGTATATTACATTGAATTTAGAACAACTGATTGTGATGTAAAAGTGTACTATCAAATGAGAAGTGTAGCTTATGCAGACTACAAGATAGGATATTTTTATATCTCACCAAGTGATTTATATAAAGTTGACGGAACTTCATGTATGGTTTTACCTGATGATTACACTGAAACAGCCAAAGAATTTTTTGATTTCGAATCAAAATAAAAAATAGACAAAACAAAAAAGTATAGTAGACTAAAAAAGTATGACAAAAGACACATTAAAGACGTTTATCAGCAAGTACTACCTTGGCGGTACAATTGAATCCGTAAAGTGGGTAGTTGATAAGAATAACAAACAACTCAAGACAAGTGCTATTACTGAAGACAAAAACGTTCTGTTGAACGTCACCTTCAATAACTTTGAAGATCTAACTGATGCTGAATTGGGTATCAATGATACTTCCAAGTTGGTAAAGCTACTTAATGTACTTGGTGATAACATCAACGGATCGTATAATACCAGTGGTGATAAGATCACTAGTATTGTATTCAGTGATGATCATACTGATGTACAGTATGTAACTGCTGATCTAAGTGTTATTCCAGTAGCTCCTCCACTCAAGAAACTTCCTCCTACCAATGCAGAGATTGCTCTTGACGCCGAATTTATTTCACGTTACATCTCTTCAAAGAATGCTCTTCCAGACGTTGAAACATTCACTCTTCTTATGAACAAGAAAGGTGTACTTGAATTGGTAATTGGTCATTCAAGTATCAACAGTAACCGTATTAAGTTGAATGTTGCCACTAAGAATGGTAAGGACAAGGTTGCGAAGAACATTAGTTTCAACGCAAACCATCTAAAAGAGATCCTTATTGCTAACAAGGACTGTACTGACGCAACCTTGAAGGTAAGTGACGCTGGTCTTAGTGTAGTTGAGTTCACTTGTGGTGAATTTACCGCTAACTATTACCTAGTTGAACTCAAGACCATTGACTAAAATTTAGAGAAAAGAAAGACAAAACATACATCATCATCTCCCGGCACCTGTTGTGCCGGGTTTTTTGTTGGTTGACTTTTGGACCAAACATGGTAATCTATTAAAGATATGAGTTTTATTGCATTTGAAGAAGTTAAACAAACTGAAACGCAACATTATCTATGGGTTGAGAAGTACCGTCCCAACACTTTAGAGAATTATGTTGGAAATCAACAGTTGAAAGATACTGTCAAGGGTTATATTGAGAAACATGATATTCCTCATTTGTTGTTTTATGGTACTGCTGGTACTGGCAAGACTACATTGGCTAAGGCTATTACAAAGAATATTGACTGTGATGTGATGTATATTAATGCATCTGATGAAAACAGTGTAGACAATGTACGAACCAAGATCAAAGGTTTTGCTAGTAGTGTTGGTTTTAGGAAGATTAAGGTTATTATCCTTGATGAATCTGACTTCTTGAGTCCAGAAGCTCAAGCTGCTCTACGTAACATGATGGAAACCTATAGTTTGACTACACGGTTTATTCTGACTTGTAACTATGTAGAGAAGATTATTCCCGCTTTGGTTTCACGTTGTCAGACTTATAAGATTGAACCGTTGAGCAAGAAAGAAGTAGCGGTACATCTAAAGATGATTTTGGATAAGGAATCTGTACAATATACACCAGAAGATCTAGGATATATTGTTAACACTTACTATCCAGATATCCGTAAGATTCTAAACTACAGTCAACAAAGTGTTCTTGACGGTAAGATCAAAATCAGTGAATTGAACAGTACCAGTGTAGATGTAAAGAACAAGGTTATTGAATTGATCAAATCCAAGTCACCAAGTGCTTTTAATGATATCCGTCAATTGATTGCAAATAGTGATATTAAGCATTTTGAGGAGATTTATGATACTTTGTACAATAAGGTGGATGATTATTCTAATGGTAAACAAACTTTGGCAGTTTTAGTTATTGCTGAATATATGTATCAGAGTGCAATGGTTGTCAATAAAGAGATAACTTTTATGGCTTGTATTGGCAAACTACTCAAGGATCTCAAATGAAAAAGAAACAAACTCCAGTATGTCAGAAGGTTGAACTAGATAATTGTTTTAGTTGTAAAGTTGTTGCTGGTAAAACGCACAAGAAAAAGTGTGATATTGAACGGTGTAGTGAATGTGGCGGTCAGAAATTAGGTTGTGATTGTACTAATCATGACAAGCAGTTTGCTAGATGGACTGGTTTTTGGCCTGGAGAGTTGGAGTGTAAAGCATTGAATATGGACTTGAATACCTTTTATATGACTGGTATGCACAAGATATTCTTTGTTAAACCTTCCTAACTTTGTCAAAGAATTCAGAATTATAATTGGTGGTCATATAAACTTTAATTTCTTTATCTTTGAGTTTAAAGAATTTCTTGGCTCTTTTGTATAATTTTGTACCAATTCCTTTTCTTCTGTACTTACGGCGTATATACACCATGAATTCAAACTTAAAATTTGTAGTTCTGGATGATTTACGTTCTTTAATTACAGCCCAACCAACACATTCACCGTTATCTTTTACAATAAACACTCTGTTTTTAACTTTGTGTCTTATATCACAACACTCTACATAAAGTGTATAAATTGAACCACTTGTAACAAGTTTGCTACAAGCCTTTTCTTCCTCCAAATTTACTCTTAAAGCGTCCTTTGAGTAGATACGGATCATAATTATTATAAAAATAAATATAAAAACAAAACCGTTGACATCTAAGTGATTTGAAACTATACTGTTAAAAATTAAAATATATGGAAAAAGAACTAACTATTAAAGACAAAGTAAACAATCCCATCATCATCCAACATGATGATCTAAAGTTTGATGGTAAAACAATTACCATTCCAAGCTATTATGTTAATATCATCTTAGATTATATCAAAGATTATGAAGTTGATGGAGTACCACAAGTAGATATTGATGATTATATTTCATTTCGTGATTTTCTTTATGATATTCAAGAACACAAAAATAAAGGAAATTAATTTATGGGAATGTTTGACGACATAGTATGTAAATACCCACTTCCATTGCCGGAAGACCCTAAAGGTTACTGTAACAACAAGTATCAAACCAAAGATTTTGATAACGCAATGGATTTGTATGAAATCCGTGAAGATGGTACACTTTGGTTACACTGTGCAGAGTATGAATATACAGACGGTAATCCAAATGCTAAAAGTTTAATTGAAAAATTACCAACTCGTAAAGAAATCAAAACTTGGTGGCAACAAATTTTCCCTATAACAGATACAGTCAGACTGTATGCGTATGATAGTGATACTAATGAAACATATGATTATTGGATTGAATATGATGTTACATTTGTAGATGGCAAGGTAACTAAAGCTAAACTGTTAGAATTTACCGCAACTGATAATAGTGAACGCAAAGAACGTCATAGAAAGGATGTTGAATATTGGACAAATAGACAAAAATTCGAATATACACTATTTTACAGATTGATTGGTAAACCTTATAACAAAACAATTACTTTTATCTGTAGGAGTATTCATAAATCCGCAACGTGGGTAACTTATAAGATTTGGAAGGTTGAACGGTTTTTAAAAATATAATTATAAATGATTTTGTCTATTTGATAGTTATACCCAAGTTATGCGTAATGTACATTATATTAGTCAGACAGGAACATCAGGATATGCAAATGCGTCCAAGGGGTATGTGTATGATCTAATAAAGAAGGGTATAAATGTCAAGTGGACAACGTTTCTATGTGATCAGTCATTGACTGCGGAAACAACTGAATTTGATGGTTATATAAACAAATATAGAAATAACAATATTCCAGAGAATGAAATTGATACTGTTATAATTCATTCTACTCCTGATATTTGGCAAAAGATCATAGAAGACTTAAATATACAGTGTGAAGGTAAAACAGTAATAGGTAGAACTGTATGGGAATTTAATAAATTAATACCTGAATGGGTAGATTTTATTAATACAAGTCAAGTTACACAAGTAAGTGTTCCTACAAAATGGAATAAAAAAGTATTTGAAAAAAGTGGGGTCAATAAATCTATTACTATTGATCCCCATTTGTATGTAGATTACCCATACAAATCATATGATTTAAAACATATTTTAGAAAATAAATCTACCATAATATACAATGGTGATTTTAATAAAATTGATTTTAATTCTTCTTATAAATTTCTAACTATAGGACAATTAATTCCTAGAAAAGGTATATCTGAAACAGTACATGCGTTTTGTAAGACATTTACGGATCAAGAAGGTGTATTGCTCATAGTAAAAACGTTTAGGTTGAATTATTCATATGAAGAACAACTTAAATGTTTAGAAGAACTAATGAAAGTATTAAAGGATACTAATAATCCTAAACATCCACCTATTATTTTCATAAAAGAAAATTTGACATATGATGAAATGCAATCATTGCATGATATATCTGATTGTTATGTTCAGTTAACTAAAGCTGAAGGATTTGGTTTAGGAATATTTGATTCATTTAATAAAAACAAGTCAGTTATTGTAACTGGACATGGTGGTCAAGTTGAATTTTTGGGAAATGATTATGCAGGATTAGTTGATTTTGAACTCAAATCTATAAATGCGGAAAACAAAAAGTTTTTCCAATTTGACTTGGACGGAAGTTATACATGGGCACAAGCATCTATTGATCATGCTTGTTTTTTGATGAGATCAAAACTTCCAAGTCAACTGGAATTGTTTTATAAAAAATATAATTTTTGTTTTGGTGAAGGTTTATATGAGTTGGAATATGAGAACAATATTGCATTTAGATGGTTATCAGATAAGTCAGAGTTTTATATATTTGATGAATCAATTCAATCAATTGAATTAGAATTAGTTGCTGGGTTTGAAAACCAAAAATTTTCAGTAAATGGATTCAAAGTTAATCTAATAAGAGGAGTAAATAAAATTAAGATATATGACAGAGTAATAAAAACAGAACAATCTATATTTGTTCCGTCAAATATTTCAAATATTGAAAACTTTGACACAAGAAAACTATCAGTTAGATTGTATAAAGTCACATATAATTACTTAAATGGTGTTAATGAACAACATTCCATATCTGAAATCAATTATGTAGATAAGTCAATTATTAAACTGTGGAATAAAAATGCAGTTCATTATGTAATTAAAAATCTTAAAAACAGTATTTTTCAACAACAAAAAGATGTTAAGATTGTAGATTTACCATATGATGATAAGAATTTTTACTTCAATTCATGTTTATTTACAAATGACAGTACCAATTATTTGATAGTTAGACATGCAAAATTAATTGGAAAGAACAAGTTTAAAAACACTTTAAAGTTATATGAGTTGGATGATTCATATAATGTAGTTAAGGATTTAAAGTTAAAAATTATAGATGAAGTAGATAATGAACAATATGAAGATCCTAGAGTATTGTTTCATGATAACAAATACTATGTTGGATGCGCAAATTACCAATATGGTAATATAAAATATGTACATCAAAAAGTATTGGTATTTGATAAAGATTTCAATCATATTGATAACATACACATTGAATACGATGGAAACGGTAAAACAATAGAGGAAAATACAATTCATCAAAAGAACTGGACATGGTTTATTCAAAACAATTCTTTAATGATTGTATATAGAATGAATCCCCATGTAGTTCTTGAGGTGGATTTAACTACAAAAAAAGTAGTAACAGAATATAAACATTTTCAAGATATTAGTGAAATGTGGGATTTTGGTGAGTGTAGAATGGGCAGCAATCCAATCTTAAAAGATGGATATTACCACAATTTTTTCCATAGTAGTTTACCGTGGAAACATCCAAAGAGACAGTATTTCATGGGATACTATAAATTTGAAAGTGTTCCACCATTTAAAATTGTTGAAATTTCAAAAGAACCAATATTGTATGGAAATGAAATTGATGAGAGAGTATTGAAAAATATAAGTCCATTAGTAATTTTTCCATGTGGAGCTATAGAAAAAGACGGAAAATTTATTGTTAGTTTTGGATTGAATGACGAAAAAACAGGAATTATAAAAATATGAAAACTACCGTTATACTAGTAATATTGCCTGATTTTAAATCAGAAAATGATGTTTTAGTTTGGGAAGAAAATGTCAAATGGGCATATGAAAAATATGATCTAGATCCAATATACGAAAATTATAATGTTTCATCAGAACAAAGATGGGCAATAGGTTATGTAATTTGGAGAAAAATGATTGAATATCTAAACATCGAAGAACATATTAAAGTATTTTTTATAAGAACGGATTATAGAATCAAAGAAAATTACATAATTGATGATGATATCATAAACATACCATTTGATAAATCACATGGTCATATTATATATAAAACATTAATTGCAATGGATATTTTTAAAAATAAATATGACTACATAGTTAGAGGTAATTGTAATACTATTATTGATTTGCATCAACTGAATAATCATGTTCAAGAATTGCCAATTGATGGTGTATTCACCTCACCATTTTGGGAAGGAGGCAGTTATCCATTTGGATATTTTTTCTTAATTAGTAAAGATATTGTTAATTATCTTGTTGATTATCAGATGGATGAAAGATGGTTTCAACAAGATACAGCGGATGATTATGAATTAACTGAGGTAATATTGAAAAAATTTAATCATTACATTATGGTTGATTGTGATAGACCGTGGATTTCTACGTATCATGAAAAACCAATTATAACAAATACAAACAAACATGGATTAAAATTTAATGGAGGTCATCTAGGTGAAAAGTCTGAGTTTATCTTAGATGAGTTGAAAAAATCAAAAAAATCTATATTTGTATATAGAGTTAAAAGAATATCTGACAACAAATATATTTCAGTATATAAATACTTAATTAAACATATTTGGAATAAAGTTGTTGGTGAAAGGTTTGATATAATTATATATAATGAAAATAATATAATTTCTCCTCATTGGGAATATGAAAGAGATGAACAACTTATAGTTGCTAAATATATTGATAAAAAAGATGTTGTTTTAGAACTAGGTGCTAGATATGGTTCAGTTTCTTGTATTATTAATAAAATTATAGAAAATAAATCTAATCAAGTATCCGTAGAACCAGATCCAAGTGTTTGGGACGTTCTTGAGAAGAACATGATTTTAAACAAATGTTCATTTCACATATACAAAGGAATCATATCAAATAAAAATTATCAATTGAAACTTAATGGTTATGGTAGCACAGTTGATATTAACAATTCAATCACTGACATGAAATCTGTTGATATCCCTAATATTTCTTTGGATGAATTACAAAATAGTTTGTCATTGAAATTTAATGTTTTAGTAGCTGATTGTGAAGGATTTTTGGAAACTTTTTTAAAAGAAAATCCTATTTTATATAATCAATTAAATAAAATTATTTTTGAGTGTGATAGAGCAGATGTTTGTGATTATAATGTTATTAAATCTGAATTATTGAAAAATAATTTTAAACCTATAGAAATTGGATTTCAGTGTGTGTATGTCAAATAAATTACCAAAAATATTCTGTTTAACGTTAAAAGATACTCCTAAAAGAAAAGAGTATGCAGAACGTCATTTTAAACAAAATGGATTAGAAGTTGAATTTTTTGATGGTATTAATGGTGCAAAATTTGGATTAAGAACTACAATACCATATAATGATGATGATCCTTCTGGACCTGACTACTTTATAAAACAAGGTAGAATTGGATGTTTGTTATCTCATTATATGTTGTGGCAGACACTTTGGCATTTACCTTATGATGAAATTCTTATATTAGAAGATGATGCATTTTTATGTGAAAATTTTCAAGAAAGATTTTTAGAATTTAAAAAACAACTTCCTGATGATTGGCAATATGTTTTTGTTGGACATTGTTGTTTACCGCCAGAAGATTATCAAATAAAGATATCTGATAATATTATTACAACTACACATCCTCCTATGTGTACGCATGCTTATATGATAAAAAAGTCAAGTATACCAGTTTTACTTGACACTAATCATCAAGCTTGGGCAGCAGTTGATATACAGATACAAAAGAAAACGTTAAAGATACTTAAACATTATGTGTTTTTACCTGTTTTGATTGATCAAGTAAGTTTACTAAAACAAAGACAGCCAAATAAATCAATTGATTCTGAAAATGTGTTTGATTCACTTACATTAGATTCAAATTATATATGATACCTAAATTTATACATCACATATGGATTGGTACAAATCCGTTTCCTTCAGTTTATATTGATTATTTAAATAGATGGAAATCTTTATATCCAGATTACAATTTTGTTTTTTGGAATAATCAATTGGTTGAATCAACCAATATTGTGTCTGATGATATTAAAAAATATTACTATAGTGATTGTAACATTGCGTTAAAAACAGATTTACTGAGGTTTAAAATATTAGAAAAATTTGGTGGAATATATGTAGATGCTGATACAGAACCTTTGAAAAGAATGCCAGACAACGTACTAAATTATAATTTTTTCTCTGGTTATCAACCTAATAATGAAATTGCAATAGGTATTATGGGATCTAGATCTCAAGAATCACTTGTTAGTTTTTATATTGACTCTGTATTAGAAAATATTACTAAATTTACTTATAATGGTAAAGTAAGTAATGAAATTTGGAAAATAAGTGGACCAGAGTTTTTTACACAATTTTTAAATCCATATTTGAATAATCCAACATATAAATTTTTTGAAGTTAAGTATTTCTATCCATATGCTTGGTATGAAATGGAAAGAAAAGAAGAAAATTTTAGTATAACTTCACCTGAATCATATTCAGTACATCATTGGGCAAAAAGTTGGGGATAAATTATGAATATTAATTTTTTTTCAAATTGTGACCCACATGATTATAATTATATATCTTGTTTTTTTAATTTAAAAGATCAATATGTTTTTGTTTCAAAAAAGGTTTGTTATTCTTCATTTACCACGTTGAATTCAGTGAAGTGTAAACGGGTTTGGCAAATAGATGATATAAATAAATCTATTCTACGTGCCATTGTTAGAAATCCATATTCAAGATTAGAATCATTATACAAAGATAAACTAATATCAAACGTTGATAAAAATGCTGTGCAGACATGCCAAAAAGAAGTTATAAAAATATTTGGTGAAGAATTATTTTTCAATAATAAAATTTCATTTGAAAATTTTGTTCTATCTATGCCTCAATTGATAAATACTGAATGTCATTTTTTTCCTCAATCAAAATTCATACCTAGATTTGTAAATCATATACATCATTTAGAAAATAAAGATGAAATACGTGATGTCTTTTCTCTGTTTAATACTGAACCAATTGTTTGTAACCAAACATCAAATATTCAATTTGACTGGAATAAAAACATGAAAAATGCTATGAAAAAACTATATAAAGAAGATTTTACAAGATTCAATTATAGATATATATGAAATCAACAATTAATCTTTTTTTTGATAAAGTATACGTTATAACATGTGATTCTTTTGTTGAGAGACACAATTATATATGTGATCATTTTCTATTAAAAAATATAGAGTTTGAATTTTTTGTATCTATTGATCATAAATTATTAAGTACAGATACTATTAGTAGTACAGAAAAGAGTTTATCATTATCTCATTTAAATTGTGTGATCAATGCAAAATTAAATGGTTATAAATCTATTATGATATGTGAGGATGATATAAATTTTGTTGATAATATAGAAGAAAATTTTAATAATTTTGTTAAAAACATACCTTTAGATTGGAATTTTTTACAAATAGGTAATCAAATATGGGCAGAAAAATGGTTGAAAAGAAAGTATATATCAGAAAATTTGTATAAATTTGAATGGGGAACCGGGTCTCACTGTATTGGTATTAATTCAAATTCATATGACATACTAATAAATAATTTTAAAAAATTAGATGCGCCGGTAGATTTTATGTATTATAAATTATATTCAGAATTGAATTGTTATAGTCCAAAGAATTTTTTAGCTGATGCATTATCTAAAAATGATCACGTAAATCATTATGATACAAAATATGTATTTGATAGTACTATAGTTCACAAAAATATATGAATATTGAGTTTTATTCTTATGCTCATATAAAATTACCTAATGAGATACTTAAATATCAATCTTTAGTTTTTAATAAATTTGGATATAAAATAAATCAAGTTGTAAATGACAAAAGACATTATGAAAATATAGAAAATTTCATTAAAACAAAAAACGTAGATTGTATTGTTATACTTGATATTGACTGTATACCTCTTACTAAACATTTATTAACTTATATTCAAGAAGATTTGATTGACAATGATTTGGTTGGAGTTATTGGATGTGCAAATCATTTAAATAAAAATGATGTATATGTACATCCATCATTTATGTTTTTTAGACCACAATTATATTTTGATTGTGGATATCCATTTTTACATGAAGATCATAATAATGATGTTGCTCAAAATTTCACAAGATCTTGTATTAAAAATAATAAAAAAATAAAATATTGGTCAAATACATATTCAAATGATTATATATGGGACTTACCAAATAATACTAAATTTGGACATGGGACTGTATATGAACAAAAAGTTTATCATCAATTTGAAATTAGAAAACAAGAACAACATGATAGTTTTATTAAAAAATGTCAAGATATATTAAATTATGAATTATAAGATTTATTCATTTTCAAATGATGACTTACATGATGATATAAAAATTTATCAAAAAAAAGTATTTGATAAATTTAATATAGAGATCAACCAAATTGTATGGAAAAAAGACGTTATAAAATATGGATCTTTAATTCTAAATGATGGTAGTATATATTCTAATAATCATCCTCATTTTTTAGATTACATAATACATAATGATAAATCTGATTATTTAATTTTTTTTGATGTGGATTGTATACCTTTATCACCATTATTTTTGGATAAGTTATTAAATGAAATATCAGACAAAAATACACTAAGTGGAGCAATTCAGAGTAATATATTTGGGACGTATGTTTCAGCATGGTTTGTTGGTTTTTATAGAAATTTATACTTTGAATGTGGATCACCACCAATAACAGATAAAGATACAGATCCATTTTTAAAATTTACTAAATTATGTATTGAAAATAACAAAAGAATAAATTATTGGATGCCAAGTCATGTTGAACGACCTCCATTTGGTACAACGTATGACAATTTGATTTATCATGAAATGCAAATCAGAAATCAATCTAATAAAGATTATTTTATAAAAAAATGTAAAAAAATATTGGGTGAATTATGAAAATATTAGTTTCAATTACTTCTTATCATAAAGATAAAGAAAAATATCTATCTGAAATATTAAAGTGCTATGAAAATATATCAAATAACTTAAATTATACAATTGATATAGTCCTATCAATAAACTATGACCATGCATATGTAACAACAAATAAATTAATTATTAACAAAAGTGAATATGAAGGAGAAAGTCATTGTTGGGCTAATAGAAAATATATTTATGAAAATTATTCAAGTTATGATTATGTTATAGAATCTGATGATGATATTTTAATTACTCAAGAAAATATACTACAATATATAAAATATCAACATATTGATGACAATTTTATTCCTGGATTTGTTGTAACTGAAGATGATAATGAGAAAAATACATACATACACAGTATGTTATTCAATGAACCAGTTCATATTTTAAATAAATTTGTATTAGAAAATAAGACTTGGTATGTTCCTAGAAATATACATTCAGCATGTTTTATCATAGATAGAAACAGATTGAAAAATTTTTTTAATAATAATCCTAACGCTCTTTTTGTCAAATCAGTAGGTGTATATGATGTACAATGTACCGCTAGAAGTGAAATTTATACGTTTTATACTAAAATTATAAATTTAGATGATATCTATCTTCATTTAGTTAAACATTTACCAAATAAGTATTTATACGCAAATATCTTTCCTGTAGACCAGTATAGAACCGTTGATTTTTGGAAAGAATATATAAGTAATATTTATAGGCCTATAAAAGAAAATGATTTGGTTCTATAATAAAAAATCCTTGATATCTTAAATCTTTTTGTATTATATGAGTATGGTTGAAAGTATCAAAAACAAAATTTATATTTTCTCCACCAAGAGTTACTCTGTCTTTCCAATTACCATCTGTGTAATTATCATCTTCATATATTCTTAAATCATCAATTATAAACACAGAACTTGTAAAAAACTTGTACTCACTGAATATTACCTCAAGTTCTTTTTGTAATGGTAATCTTGTATCCATGTTTTTTTCGGTTGAATAATCTGCATAACCAAAATCAGCACCAGGAAAATGAGCATCTAAAAAAAATAGACTACTATCATTTACGTTTTTCAAGATATTTTTTAGAACTTCATATGAATTGCCATGGTGAAGTTCACATTTACTGTCATCTTTAAATTTTTCTTTAGCTATTTTATAGATTTCATCGTGTATTTCGATTGAGATGCATTTTTCAAAATTGAAATTTCTACAAAAGTCTAAACATCCTCCCATTCCGGTACCAGTCTCAATATAATATTTTAATTTATATTTGTCAATGTAATGTTTGATGTCGTGATTAAAAATTGCACCCATATTATTTTTGTTATTTAATTATTTTTCACCGAAAATCATAAAAGAATCGTTTAAATCTTTTTCACTTCTAAATATATTTTTATAACCTTTGTCTTTCATATAATCATTTATAATTTCTGGAGTGAAGATATGTAAATGTTTTCTATTGTTCCAAGGTTTCCAATATTCTTGAGAATAATGTGGAAGATATAAGAATAATATTCCTTCATTTTCTAGTTTATCATACCAATAATTCATCACTTCTACCCAATTTGGTATGTGTTCTAAACAATGAGACGAAAATATATAATTTATCTTTATATCAGGAAGATTTAAAGCAGAATACCCATCATTAAATTGTAAATCTATTGGAATAGAATTAGGAAATGACCATTCTTTTCTATTACATCCAATATCAACTCCTACACCATTACATACCATTTGTGCATATGGTATAGCAAATTTAGCCGCATTTCCTTGACTTTGAAATTTTGGATATGTTTTATTTTTAAATTGTATTAATTCCATATATAAAAATTAATAGTTGATCATTTTCCAAGGTTTATTTAATATTGGATTTAAATATGGTGAATCTAAAAGTGGTGTTCTAGTTCCATGCATAAAAAAATCATTTGTTTTGAAATTTAATTTATCAGCAAAATTATAAATTCCACTAGCCACAACATGAATTTCTTTGGCATTTTCTATTGTATGTTTATATAAGAACACATTTTGTACATAATGTGGTTCAAATATAGGTAAGTTTTTATTAATTATATACGATCTATCAATTTTTGGATGTATTCCTTCATGAAGAAAAATATATTCCTCTGGAAGATTCAATGATTTATGAAATCTTTCTGATTCATCATCATCTATTGGTATGTAATATTCTTTGGTATCTCTATTCCAGTCAAATCCTGCACTTGAATACATAGCTCTGTTGTATGGTTGATTTAAGTTTTTGGTATCAATAACAAACTTATGTTCTACATATTTACCTAAACAACTGATCAAATCAATGCAGTCATAACCTCTTTCTTTATAATATGGTCCAGTAACATTTATATCAGGAAGTCCAGATTGACAATTATACTCTAATTGTACATTTTCGAGATCTTTGAACATATTAGGTAAAAATTCAGCTGAATATGAATTGTAGATTAATGCAACTCTTTCATATTTTTTAGATAATATTCTTACAATTGGATTTACCATTACCCAGTCACCAAGACCTTGAGGACAAAATATTATACATTTTTTCATAACTTCAATACATATACCTACTATAATCAAAACTTTTTTTTTAAAACGTTATGTTTTTTAATATTTATAGGTATGTTTAAACCTATAAAAGAAAATGATTTGGGTGATAGAATGTACACCGGCCAATCTTATATTCAAGGTGGCGGTGGTTCTGGAGTAGATACATTTAGTTCACCTGATGTATCACAAACACCAAAAAGTTTTAGTTATGTTCCTAATATTGCTGGTAGTCAAAGTAACATAACTGCAGTTCCACCAGTGGATTATGACAATAAACCAATGGTAGATCCAGCACAATTTGATAAAGAAGTTGAAGAAATCAAAACAAAAGTAACTCCTGATGAAGTTATTGCCGGAATTCAATATGAATTGAAGAAAATGGTCTACAAAAGAAAAGATCTAGCTAAGATCTTGGTAGTAGCAAATCTTAAAAGAGATCCAAAATATTACAGCAAATTACATATGTTGAATATTGATGATGATGATATTGAACCAGCTCAAGCTCCTTTTATTCCTACACAAAACCCATATCAAAGTGAACCAGTACTTCAATATCAAGATTATAGAACTGATGGTGAAAAAGCAATTGCTGAAATAATGAAAGAAATGGCTCAAAAGAAACATGAAAAAAGATATCCAAAACATTAATGAAGAGCCAAATGACCCTCTTATTGGTGATCCAAGAATGAAGGGTAGAAGATGGCAAATTGATCCTTACTATGATGATCATGAAACATTTAGTAAGATACAAAAACCAATGAAAAAACAAAAACCTATGCCAGATAATAAATTTAAACGTATTAATGAATTCGATAAGTGGATTGATACTAAACACAATGATTGGGATGTCTCATATAGAGAGTTCTATGAAGATGTCATTGGTGAACAAGTAAACACATTAACTGGTGGTGTAGGTGATACAACAGCACCATCTAACGTAAATACCAAAGAATTAGCAATTGGTGTGCAAGTAGAAATGGAGCACACAAATGATCCAAAAATTGCAACTGAAATTGCAATGGACCATTTAACAGAAGATCCTGAATATTATACAAAATTAGTAAATGCTGGTTTAGCTACTGAATTTAAACCATCTGCCAATTCAGGTTTAGGTGATCCTACTCAAAGTTTTAATGATAAAGCAAGAGTAGGTAATAATAGTGTTAATGGTGGTAACATGGGTGGTACTATTGGTAAAACATCAAATGGTCAAGTAAGTGGTAGAAAAAGTGACCCAATCATAGATAAAACCGTTGAAATTGATATTACTGAACCAACATATCAAGAGTTAAATGAAGTAAGAAAAAAGAAGAAAAAGAGAGGAGCAAAACCAACCAATCCTAAATTATGGTCAAGAGCCAAATCAATGGCAAGATCAAAGTTTGATGTGTATCCGTGTGTACCATTGGATAGTAAATCATTAACAAAAAACGGATGGAAATCATATGAAGAATTAAATAAAGGTGAATTAATTCTTACATATAATATAGAAAAGGATGAATTGGAATGGAAACCAATTATAAATCTTAATTTTTTTGAAAACGCAGAGTTGGTGAGAATGTATAAACCAACCGGATTTTCAATCAAATGTACACCTAATCATAAATGGGTAGTTAGAAGAGGCAATGATTATTCCATTACTGAATTAATTGAAACTAAAGATTTGCCAAAAAGATCTAGGATCGTAATGTGTGCTGAATTAAAAACTGAAAATAAAATTTTATTAGAAGATTTTTCAAAATTTGACAATTGGACTGAAAATGTAATTAATATGAGTTCAGATCAAAGAAAAGCATTTTTAGCTGCATCAATAATATATGATGGTTGGGATAAAGGTACATCTTCTAAAATAGAAGGAAGACATACATTTGGGTTTGTACAGAAAAATTCAGATCACTTAGATGCCGGATTACTTGCCGCTTATCTAAGTGGTTATTATGTTTCAGTAAATGATAGAGACTATATTACCGCTGCTAGTTTTATTAGAAATAAAAAGTTTCATTCCGTTCAAAACATTAAATTTGAAAAAGTTGAAAATGAAGATGTATGGTGTCCAACAACTGAAAATAATACTTGGGTTATGTATCAAAATGGTTTGATAACAATAACTGGCAATTCAGCTTATGCTAATGCTTGGGCTGCTAAATGGTACAAGAAAAAAGGTGGCGGTTGGAGATAATTTAATATTTATTACATTATATGAGTACCTATAGCAAATATATTGAATACGCAAAAGCTGCAATTGGTGAGTTAAAACAACTTGAAACTTTAAAGAAATCCCACAAAGGAGCCAAATTAGCTCAAGCAATCAAAGAAAAGGGATTGAAGAAGATCACCAAGAGTCATGTTGATTCAGTGTTACATGGTTTAGGTAAAAATAGTGACTACTCTCCATTAACTGATAGTCAAAAAGAAATTGCAAAAGAATTACAAGATATTGGAGAAAAAGTAGCATTAACACATAAAGATAAAGCAATTGCTGGTGTTCTTGAAAAAGTTTCAATTGACACATTAAAATTAGGAATGGTTCAAGAAATGCTTACTCAAGAAAATGATTTGAAAGCAGTAATTACTGCTATTTCAAATTTAAAGAAAGATCCTAATTATTATAGTATTTCTGAGTTAACATACAAACAATGGATGGATAGTAATTCAACTGGTGTAGGTGATGAAGATCATCCAATAAACCGTGACAATCCACATGTCAACAAATTAAAAGCAGAAAATGCTGAAATGGCTCAAAGTGATATTACCAAAATCATTGATTATAGTGAAAAACTACGATCAATGTTTAACGTCAATGATAATTTAGAAGATTGGGTAAAGGCTAAATTGAATCATGCATGTGACTATGTAGCCACTGTAAGAGATTACCTTAAGTTTTATAGTGAAGAAAAGGCAAAAGGTACACAAAACATTGAAGAAAAGTGGACTAATGCATATAAAAAGTCTATAGATTGTAGTAATGCAAAAGGTTTTAGTCAAAAAGCACATTGTAGAGCTAGACAGTTAAGAAAAGCAGGTAAACACACTAAGAGTAAGCCTGTCAAAGAATCTTATAAGGAAGCTATACAAGAACTGTTGAAAGAACAAAATAGTAGTATGGCAATGGGTGCGTTAAAACAACTTAATAGTGACGCAAAAGAATTACAATCAATGTTACAACCAAATACTCAATTGGAAGATTGGGTAAAGTCTAAATTGAATCTTGCTGGTGAATATCTTGATGATGTTTATCATCATTTGGATCATTTTGGTCCACAAGGTAGAAAATTAGATGAAGGTTATTATGAAGACCAAGAAAGAAGACAACGTGAAAGAATGTTGAGATTCAATACAACTATATCACCAGAAAAGAAATACTGGTTCAAGCCAGATGGTACTGTAGTTGAAGCTGGATATAGTCATGAAGAATGGATTAGAAAAAATGATCCATCACTTGTTGGTCCTACATTGGTTGACACTTATGATAATGCAGTAAAGAAAGGTTATATTAGAGCAGTATTGGATTTAAATCATAATTTTTTGACATTATCCAATATGCAAAATTATGACTTTTCTATGAATGGTGATGCAAATAAAAATATACCCGCAGTAAATTCATCTGTAAAAAATTCAATTAAAGATTTTATTGCAGAAAAAGGTATTTTACTAACTGCAACTGGTAAGGGTAAAATAATTAAAGATTTAAGTAGTCTTGATGAAAATCAAATTACAGAAGATTGGAAGAAGACATTAGCAACAACTGCATTAGCCGCAGCAACTGCATTTGGTAGTCCAGATGTTCAAGGTGCTCCTGTACCATCTAAACCAGAAACAACTGTAGTTTCACAGATTAAACAACCATATACAGTTGAAGAAGTTGTTGCTGCTACACTTGTGGATGAAGCTGGTGGTGAAAAGAATCCAACTGACGGAATGCATGCTGTATTGAATGTAATTATGAACCGTTCTAAAGGTAATATTCGTCAAGCTGCAATTGAATGTTTAAAACCAAAACAATTTAGCGGATGGAATAAAGTTAATAAAAAAGATGCAGAATCAATCAAACAATTTATTGATTCTAAGAGAAGTCATACTCAATTCAAAAATGCTTTAAGTTTAGTTGATAAAGCAAAGAGTGGTTCTTTAAAAGATATTACTAAGGGTGCAAATCACTTTTTAAATATACAATTGACTAAACAACAACGTAAAGGTGGTAATCTACCATCTTGGTATGATTCAAGCAAAGTAGTTGCTGATTTTGGAAAACATACATTCTTGAAGTTACAGTAACATCATGAACTCTTTTGAAATTCCAACTTCATTAAACGACCCTATATTTCAAAGTTTGGTTCGTAAAAAACAAAATGGAGAAGATACCAATCTTCCTCCTATTCAAGAATTTGCGCAAGAAGACATTAATGAATTAGAATCATTTTGTCGTAAGTATGGTATACTTGGATTCAATTGCGGCAGAATGAGCCCTAAATCCGCATTAAGAATGTTAAAGTCAAGAATGGGTGTTCCTATTGAAGAAGCTACACCAACCAAGATAAAGAGTTTATTGAAAGGTTAAGGGTTCCAAAGACTTATAGGTGATCTGATCCACTTTTGGTTGGTGTATATATAAATAAAGTTGTTATCAAATCTTATCTCTCCTATAGTTCCTGAGGCAGTTGGATTTGTTGGTGCAGATCCAGTATTATTTATTGACAAATAATTAAATGATCCTGTGTTAATAATAGAAGATGTGGCTCTAATACTACTAGCAGTTAAATATGTAAAATTACCTATTGTAGATGTTACACTACTACCACTTAAACTGCCTGTGATTCCCGCATATGCATATACAGAATCAAATATTTTTGCTACTCCGTTTATAACAAGAGACAATCCCCAAATATTTGATCCAGAGATATAATTTGATGCAGATATATTACTGCTTGTAACACTGGATACATTCAGAGTTGATCCAGTAAAACTTCCAGTAAAACTTCCACTTTTAATTAATTCTGTTGATAATGTTCTCAATTTTTATCCTATGTGTACATTAAATAAATAGTATATATTAAATACAATTTGACAATCTTATTTTACGTGGTTAATATATTAAATATGCATACAAACGTACTCAATCAATATTCTTACAATTTTTATGAAGACACGTGCAAATTACTAAAAAATAGTGGATTTTATCCAAATAGAATATTAGACATAGGTGCCAATGCATGTGAAACAGCAGATGTAATGAGGCAATTCTGGCCTACCTCTGATATGATTCTAATAGAAGGTAACTGTGATTGTGAACCACTATTTAAACTCAAAAACTACAATTATCAAATAAAACTACTGGGTAAAGAAAATGGTGTTACTACATTTTATAAAACTAAATGGAGTCCCATTTGTAGCGGTAACAGTATCTATAAAGAAAAAAGTAATGTATATGACGGTGATATGCTTGTTACAGAAACATTACCTATCTATAAATTAGATGATGTTGTTCTAGGTATATATGATCTAATCAAGATAGATACACAAGGTAGTGAATTTGATATTATACAAGGTGGTATAAACACATTCAGTAAAGCTAAAGTTGTAATTTGTGAAGTTGCTTTGATTGAAAATAATGTTGGTGGATGCAAAAAAGAGGATGTAATGAATGTTCTAACTAAAGAACTTAAATTCAATTACATCCGTGTTATTGAAAATGTTTTGGGTGAAGATAATAAACAGATTAATTATGAAAATCTACTGTTTATTAAACCTTAAATATCCAATACCTTTTTCCATTTTTTCATAACCATCTCACTTTTGAATGTCCTAGCCTTAACTGGTTGGTACTTTTCATTTTTGAAATAATTAATGAACGTTCTCATATCAGTTGTTAATGTCTTGGAATTAAGTAATTCTGGTAATGCTCCTAATCCATTCAACCCTAATACGTAAGGGGTAGTTTGAAGAATTTCAGTTAAAACTACACTAATACCAAACGTTTCTGGCATGATATTAACATAAAACATACCTTCACAATTAGCTATAGTACCAACTACTTGTTTAAACGGTAACGTATTTAAATAATTTATATCATATATAGGCATACTAATATCAGATGAGGGATTGTCATAGCCTGGTAAACAAACATTTAACTGTTTATTATTAAATACACCGTTAGTCTTTAGAAACTTCCAATATTCAAGTGTACCACTATAACCTTTCATCAAACTACTAGCATATACATACCCTGATTTTTCTTTTGGTAATTCATATTCATATACCCAATCTGGAATCATGAAATAAACCACATGTTTTTTCCAATTATTAGGAAATTGATTTGACTGAAATTCACTTAAACAAATCAATTCCAACTTGTTTTGTTCAAACAATGTATAAAACTTTAGATTGTGTGGACCATTTAGATCAGTAGCCCATACAAATGCTTTTTTATGAGCAATTTTTGGTATTTCACTATAACGATGTATGATTAAATTGTTACATTGAACTTTATAATTGTTAACGGTAGTATTTGGTAGATACATTACTCCGTTAACTTTAATCTGTTCTTTGACGTTATTTAAACAAATAACACTCCTACCCAATTTAGCAAGTTCTTCAAGCAACAATATAGATTGAAACTCACTACCACCCATACCTTGAGTATGTAGTGTATTACCGTCATAACTCATACCAATACTGTCAAACAGTATTATGTCAGCATAAATTGTGTTCATACAAGTACTTTAAAATCATCATCACCACTAGCAGTAGGTGTATTCTTAAAATAACTACTTAGATCACCTTGTATACTAGGGTTACCACTAGATTGTTTGTCTATAAAACGTTGTAACCAAGCATATACATCACCTGTGAATGTTTTGGTGCCTGTATGAGTACAAGTAACATGTGTATCAAGATATACTTTATTTCCTAGATCTCTCCACTTCTTACACATATAGATGTCTTCACTGATCAAATCACCATCTTCACATACTACTTCAAATACCATTCTACTATCACCTTTTTCACTGGTATATTTCTTGCTACTATTCCAAAGTGATTCAATAGCTTTTTTTGAAATCTTCATGAATCCACAACCCAATCCAGCTACTTCCAATAGACCTTCTCTGTCAATACTTAGATTGAGATTTTTATCAGATTGATCTAATGCTTTAACAACGTATAGTTCTTCATTATCACTTTTTTTACGGTAACTACCACCAATCAAATCTTTTTCACTTTTGACAAGCTTGAAGAAGTTTTTCGGATCCCATCCAACGTCACCATCAATAAAGAATAGTACGTCCATTTGTGCGTCAAATGCGGCTTTAAATAGATCATTACGAGCACGTTGTACAAGACTGTCATAACACATGAACAGTGGATATACTTCCATTCCATTTTGTTCACTTTGAGCTAAGGTGTTTAGTAGACTATCAATGTAGTAGATATCTAACTTACCATCATATGATGGTGTACCAATTAAAACTTTCAATTTCTTTTTCATATAACCTTTCTAATTTAGAACAATAAAAATTCCCAAGAGTATAATGCTCTTGGGATTAAGTTTATAACGTATTTAACATTTTGTCAAATATATTAACTACGTAGTAAAGCTGGTGGATATTCCGCAACTACAATTGCAGTGACTGCTTGTGCTAATTCATCATCTGTCCATTGACCTGCGGCATCATATGCATCACCTTGCCAAACAGTATACCAATTATGGGCATATGGATTGGTACTAATTTTGACCAATGTTTTTACTGTTTTGGCTACAGGATCATCTACTGCTTGTAGAATTTCTAGTTGATTTGTATTTGCAGCTTGTTGAATTTCAAGACTGCCTGATAAATTAATTATTGGATATGCCATATATTTTTAAATCTTAAATGTTACACAAATAAATATTGTTAAATTTTAAAAAAGTAACTTAATATTCATAATTAAATACTTTGTAAAACCAACTAAATTTATTATAAATATTATCGCAGTTATGTTTACCTAGTATATCAAGATAATCATTAGGTACTGGTTTGATGACTTTTTGTATACTATGATCACCAAATGGAATATGCATTCTATCATCTTCAACAGTTTTTTGTTCTACATTATTAAAATCATGTTGATAAAATGGCAATTCTAGATATTCATATACTCTTTGCATTTCACGTTGAGGATTACTGGTGAAATTTTCAAACTTAATAAACAAACACTTTTTGCTTAACTTTCTCATAATAGTGTCATACAACACATCCATACTTACAGCAAGTGGTGGTGCTTGTAATAAGAAGTAATCTATACGTTTATCTACAGTAGTATTACGTAATTCATTCCAATTTTGTAGACCCGCATCAATATTTTGATGTTGTCTCCATTTCTTTTCCATACTTGCAACTACTGCTCTTAAATCTCTGACCATTACAATAACTTTTGGTTCTGGATAATACCAATTCAAAAAGTCATATGTAACACTCCAACCTCTGCTTTTATCAATTACATACTTTTTATCTGTAATAGCGTTAAAATATGCAAACATACCTTCTTTACATAATGCTTTAAATGCGGGTTCTACTACTTTAATATCTTGAGCTTTAAACTCAATATTAGTGGAATAGATATTTCTAGCATTTAGAAAAATTTCAATCAATCCACTTGTAGGCGTAGCATAAAAATCAGGATTTTGTGCCACCACATTTTGTAAAAGTGTTGAACCGGCTCTTGGAAGACTGCATTGAAAGAATATTTTTTCTACCATATGTAATTAACTATTAAAATGTATTTTTACAATTTTATTTTATTTTTTGTAACTTGGTACTGGAGGAAATGGCAGTAAATTGATACTAACTGAAGTAGGTATTGTTGGCCAAATAATTGTGGTTGGATCATCTATATTTGGTAAATCACGTAGTTGTTGTCTAAACGTTGCAAATTCAGCTTTTGTTTGTGATGAAAATGGTACATCCAATAATTGCGTAAAATCGGTTAATGATAGATATCTGTCACGAACCATTCTTACTTGACTTTTTAAAATATTTTTTCTTTGATTTATTTCCTCAATTGATAATGATTTTAACGTATAACTTACACTACAAGTTTTGTCCGCAATATTTAATTTATTTATTGGAACTAAACTTTGACTGATGTTATAATCTGGTTCCACATCAAAAATAGCTTTCCAGAATCCTAAATTAGGATTTTGTTGCCAAGTCAAATCTGGTAATAATTCAGGTGCATTGTCTTCTAAATTACTAAATCCACTGGTTGGTCCAAATGTATCAGGCAATTGCATTGGTCCTTGAATTATAAAATAATTCTGATTATCTACCTTATTAACTAAAAAATATTTATTTGTACTCATAAATTAAACGCTTATACCATATCTGTATTTGATTTGATCTTTTATTGCTAAAGCCGCTGTAGTAGATAAATATGTGTTACTATAAATTGCATCTCCATAATAACATCTAGGCATATAGTTATCAACACCTTGTTGACCATATCTACCCAAAGCTATTTTTCCAGCGGTATTCATTGCTAATCCTCCTATAGATGTATTACTATAGCTATTACCCGCACTATCAAATAGATAAAAATAACCAGCATTAGTTGCAAGACTGTTTCCAACTACTGCTATATATCTTCTACCTGCTACTGGAGCTGTTCCTAATGTTGCTATGTTAGATGCCGCATTTCTTAAAAACTGATATGGTTGACTAGCGGAGAAACTATACTGACCGATCCACCAATCATGAGTGCTATTGGCATAAGCACCAGCAATAATATCAGCTCCATATGTTAAATTGGAGGCTACGTATTCCCAACCTACTATAAAAGTAAAATTATCTGACGTACCAATATTTAAATAAATGGTTTTACCTTGACCAAATGTTGGATTATAACCTGTAGAGTTATTTAAGTAAACCATACCGCCACATTTCCATGGATAATACTCAGATGATACTTGGGTAGCTGTACCAACAATACCATTGCCTGAAACATCAAGAAAATCACTGGTTGATTTTATTGGATTATAACTTCTACCTTGACTTAGATTGTATCTATAAACGCTACCACCTGCGGATGGATTATAAGGAAACGCACTTCCATTAATATTTGCATTTTGTACAATATACATAGATTATAAGTTTGTGCTAACCAATGCTTGAGCTACAACGGTACCAATCCAAACAGGTGTACCAGCACCACCTTGATAACTGGTTAACATAAATACGTCTGCGTAACCATTTGTACCAGTTAATGTTGGAGCTACACCATTTGCCCATATTACGTTTGTAAATGTAATTGATGCCGTACCAGCGTATTTTACAACCAACATCAATGTATTTACAGCAGGATTACTATCTCTGTTACTGTAACTTATTGTTGTTATAGTTGCACCACTTGCCATTGAAACTATGTGTACTGCTGCTGCTGCAACATTAAGTGTTAGTGTTTGATTTGTACCAGTAATACTTTGTGTAGTACTATTTTGTACAAATTTACCAGCACACTTTAGTGATCCACTAACATCTAGTAATGCGCTTGGAACCGTTGTACCTATACCAACATTACCACTTGAATTAATATATACTCTAGCTCCTTGACCTCCTTGAAAGATTTGGAATCCTGTTGAATCGCCTACTTGACCAACTCTCCATTTTTCTGTTCCAGATGAATAAAGTTTTAAAGCAGCGTATCCATTAGTAGCGTCAAGATTTATTTCAGCTCCTCCACTTGCTGCTCTAAATGTAGCAGTAGAGTCTCCACTAGCTCTTAAAACATATAAAGCAACATCAGGACTTGTTGTGCCAATACCTACATTACCACCTAAAAATGCTGCAGATGGAGTGGATACAGAACTTGTAACTTGTAATTTAGCTACTGGATTGTTTGTACCTATGCCTACTTTATTATTAACTACAACAAAATCGTTTTGACCATATTGTCCCGCTACAACTCTATCATCCGCAAATACTTCTAGTACAGGTAATCCAGCACTATTGTTTACACTCATCAAGCTATCACTTAAATCATCAACCACACTAAATAATGTACCACTGGTACCATCTGTTCTTAATAGTGTTGCTCCTGCAGTTGTGGAATTTATATGTAATGAAGCAGATGGAGTTGTGGTGCCAATTCCAACATTTCCTCCATTCGTTATGCGCATTCTTTCAGTTTGTGAAGAAATATTTGTTGCACTTGATCTAAATATTATACCATTATAACCAGCAATATTTGCTTGTAGAGTATTACTAAAATATATACCAACACTATCATTTGATGATCCATTATAAAGTTTATAGCTATCACTTAAACTTATATTTCCATTAACTATTGATAGTTTATCTGTTACACTTGTTGTGCCTATACCAACATTACCGACACTAGTGATAACAACATAATCAGTAGCTCCACCACCTGGTCTGAAGTTTATATTTCTTGAAGTAGCGGAACAAATATATATACCATCTTCTCCTGTGTTATGAGCAAAAATTTTATTGGCTCCATTACTTAATCCTCCATATCCTAAAGCAACATATCTACCTGTTCCTGATGCTCCATATGTAGCGTCATCTCCCATGACTAATGCATTACCTTGAGCAGCAAGATATGCGATTCCACCACTATTAACTTGTAATTTATAACCAGGACTAGTTGAACCTATACCAACATTACCACTATTATCAATAGACATTTTTATGTCACCTGGAGATAATCTAGTGCCACTAATATTAGAAGTATCATTATTACTATCATTGTAAAAATGCATTGTTCCTCTACCATTAGTGAGATGTCTTTCATAACCAACACCGGCTTTAATTGATCGGGTTTCACCAACTCCATTTGTAACATCAAATGAATATACTGGTATTGGACTAGTATTATTTAGATTGGTTGCTAAATAATTGAAAGTCAACGCATTTGATGAAAAGTAACTTTCTAATTTAGTATTTGGACTTGTTGTGCCTATTCCAAGGCCTGTGGAATTTAGAGCCAATGTAGTGCCATATTCAATTTGAAGTCTGGTATTTGTGACATAAAATATTCTAGCGTCTAAATCATCATCAGCTGCATTTCCAAAATCAATATATGCGCCATTTGCACCAATCAATTGTAATTGAGCATAACTATCTGCATAATTGAATCCCATTGCTCCAACTTTACCTAATTGATATCTACTATTACCACCAATAGTACTTGGATCACTGATTAAAAATGGCCAGTTACTATCTTTTGATGTATTTAGTGTAATTGATCCAGTTACATTCAAACTTCCGGTTATATCTTGTGTACTTGATGATGATGATCCAAATCTTGTTGTACCATTTACATGTAACAATGCAGTTGGACTAGTTGTGCCTATACCAACATTACCATTAAATTTAATTCTAACTTTTTCTGATCTGGCGGTGCCAGCATCTGATGTGTAGAATACAAGATCACCGGATTCAGCCCCATTCGTATTTGTTATAACATGTGCGCCTAGTCCGCCATATTCATGTTCATTACCAGCACTATCATTTAATGTAAAATATAAGTTGGAACCATTTCCAACTGTACCATCATTCATATGCAAATATAAAAGCCCATAATTCGCAGCCGTACCAGAATATCCAGATTTTCTCAGTCTAAATGGTACAGGTGTGGTAGTTCCTGTATGTTCAAATAGAGTTGTTACATCATTTCTATTACCCACATCAACATAAAATGCATTACCTGTACCACCATTGTTGTTAACCACAAATTTAGCACCAGGACTACTTGTGCCTATACCAACATTACCATTTTCTTGTACTCTAAATAATTCAGTGCCAGCTTTCAGTGCATTATTTTGTACAATAAATGCTTTATCTGTATCATTATTATTAGAATCAATGTTTAAATAAACGCTACCTGCGCTTACTAAATACAATCCGCTATTTGAGTCACCTGCTTGAACTAAACTTAAATCATAACTATTATCTCTACGAATATAAAGATCAGTTGCACCAAAATATAAATTACCAGCAGTTGCTGATGATGCGATAAGAGCATCTCCTGCAACATGCAATTTTTGAGTTGGACTTGTTGTTCCTATACCAACATTACCGTTGGTTAACATCACAAAACTATTGCCAAAATCACTCGCATACGGAACAGTTACAATTGGACTACCAGTAGCATCCGCATCCACCCAAGACCAACCACTAACATATTGATTATTATAAGCACTGCTATACATGCTTTCGACATAGAATTTCGGCCAATATCCCGGCGTACTTAAAACTATCGCAACAAATCCACCTTCAGCAGACAATCTAATAGTTGGTGCCCAACCACCACTTGATTTTGCTATAGGATTGTAGAATGTACTAAGATAATAATGCCAAGATATACTAATATCTGCATTTCGGCTGGCACCATAAATAAATCCTTTTATGTTAACAGTAAAATCGGCGGCTGGTGATGCAACTGGGATAGTTGTTATTATTTTTATATAAGTTGGCGTTCCATCACTATTAATATCCAAACCAATCATTGACAATTTAGATGATGGACCAAAACTAGAAACACCATTTACAGCTAGTTTTGTACCAGGACTTGTAGTGCCAATACCTACATTACCGCCACCATCCGCTTTGATAGTCATGCGGGTAGTCATTGTTCCCGCTACATTTTGTCTAAAATAGATATCACCAAATACTTGACCTGAACTTGTAGGATAAGTGTTATCTATAAAAGATAAAGCACTACCTGGTTGATAAAGCAAATGCAATCCATGAGTTTCAGAGCTGCCATAAGTTATTTTTATACCATGATTAGCAGCAGCACTATTGCTAATTCTAACAAATGGATTGTCACCATGCACATTTAACAATGTGTTAGGACTTGTTGTACCTATACCAACGTTACCATTATCAAGATTAACTATTGAACCAGTAGTTATTGTGGTTGTACTGTTAAATTTAGCAACATAGTTTGTTAAACCTGTCACAGTTACACTTGTTCCACTACTACCGCTTGTACCACTAGAACCGGAACTACCACTGGTTCCACTTGAACCGCTTGATCCACTTGTTCCACTTGAACCGCTTGATCCACTTGTTCCACTAGAACCACTTGATCCGCTTGTTCCACTAGAACCGGAACTACCACTGGTTCCACTTGAACCGCTTGATCCACTTGTTCCACTTGAACCGCTTGATCCACTTGTTCCACTAGAACCACTTGATCCGCTTGTTCCACTAGAACCAGAACTACCACTGGTTCCACTTGAACCGCTTGATCCACTTGTTCCACTAGAACCACTTGATCCGCTTGTTCCGGAACTACCTGCGGCGGTTGCGGTGGATTTATAAACAACGCCTGTTGTATTATCTACTGTTAGATAGTATCCGGTTGCATTAGTAGTTAGACCGTCAATTTCAACTGAACCACTAACATGTAATTTAGCTGTTGGATTGTTTGTGCCAATACCTACTTTATTATTTACTACAACAAAGTCATTTTGTCCATATTGTCCCGCAACAATTCTATCATCCGCAAATACTTCTAGTACAGGCAATCCTGCACTGTTATTTACACTCATCAAACTGTCACTTAAATCATCAACCACACTAAATAATGTACCACTGGTACCATCTGTTCTTAATAATGTTGCGCCTGCAGTTGTTGAATTTACATGCAATCTAGCAGCAGTAGTGGTTGTTCCAACACCAACGTTACCTGAACTAGAAATAAACATTCTAGTAGCACTACCAGCAGTAAAAGACAATCCAACATCATTAGTTCCTAAAATAGACTGTGTACTATTTCCCCAAGTAAGACTATTTCCAGAATCTATATATAAAGTACCATTATTAACATAAGCAGATCCAACCACTTGAAATTTGAATATTGGACTTGTAGTGCCTATACCAACGTTTGTACCATTATCATACACTAAACTATTAGCTATAGTGGAATTTCCTGTAAATTTACTTAAATAGTTACTAGTAGGTTGTACAGATGTAACAAATGCACCTCCACCACCTGTTGATATTGCACTTGCTGATAGTGGACCTGTAAATAATATGGTTGATGCATCAATCAACCTCATTGAATTAGTTACTTGTTCACCTTTAACTGTGAAAAAATCAATTTTACCAACTGATGGATTTATTACGATATCTGCCATATACTGTATAAATAGAACCTAAATTATATAATCAAACAGTATTTATAGACCAAATCTACCTTTAGTAGCATTGTAATTTTGTAATACTTGAGCAGCAGATAAAGCAATATTATACACCCTTGATTCACCTATTCTCCCATTAAAAAAATAACCACCACTATGTCTTCCAATATATTGATTTACTTGACCTGTAGGAAGTGTTCCAGAAGCGGCCACGCTTGCAACTTGAACACCATTAACATATGCAATCTTTGAACTTCCATTATAAGTGCAGACAATATGATTCCATGCACTTACAGTTAAGTAAGTATTTACATTAAAAGTTAAGTTATAATTACTTACTGTACCCATCGTTCTAAATACAAAACTTGTAGCATTAATAGACTCAAAAAACATACTATATTGAGTGTTTACTTGTCCCTTTTCAAAAAGAAATCCTTCTTGACTTAAAGTATTAGGATAACACCAACACTCCATCGTTATTGTTTGAGAATCATAAGCTGTAGAAGTAGAAGATTGTAACCAACTATTACTTCCGTTATAACTAAAATACTTTACAGGATCAGAATTATAAGTAACATTACTTCCTGTCCAAGATAAAGAGGTCGGACTTACATCATAAATTGTTGTTCCTGATCCACCATAACTATATGGATTACCAGCATCAAGATTCAATACTAGTCCTTGTTGAACTATTGTATTTGCAAATTTTGACTTTTGAGCTTCGTAATTTTGAGCGACTTCAATGGGTGACAAAGCTTTATTATAAACCAGAGCTGAAAAAATAGTACCATCAAAATAATAATTATCATAACTTGGATCCCATCTTCCTAAACCAATAGGCCAATTAGTTGATTTTGGAGTCAATGATAAACTGTAATCAGAATCAAAAACTCCATTAATATACCAATAAATTTTATTTAAACCAGCATTATAAACTAAAACAGCATTAAAAATTTGATTATAAGATATAACACCAGTTGTAGTTTTGTCTTGATATTCTCTAGTTCCATTAGTATACCCAATCGAAGGAGCTAATTGATTTGATGTTAATATATTTATTCCAAAATTAGCAGTCGATACATAATCATGTTGAGATAAAACACCTGTAGGACTATTTTGTTTACCTGTCATAACCGCCCAAACACAAAACGTTTGACTGCCAGAGATTGTTGTGTTTGGACTAATAACATAATTAGAAAAACTGCTATTAAATCTCAATCCTCCTTTATTATAATAATTATAAACAGGCATATTTGCCACAGTTCCATTTCCTAATAATCCATTGTCGTTATTCCCGGCTAAATCAATTATACTTCTATCAGTATTAGATATACCCCATTTTTGTCCAAGATATGTGTTTACTTGTTTTCTTTCTGTGACTGATAAAACTCTATCAAATACAACTATTTCAGCGGCTTCACATGTTGAAGTTTCAGAGTTAATATTAACTCCCAATCCAATTGGACCAGAATTTGCACCATTAGAATTTGTAGTTATTGCAGTTCCGTTAGTGTACAAATTTGCTAAATCGGTTGAACTGCCACTCCAATCTCCCATAAATACATTCCACGCAGTATTTGCAGCAGTTCCATATGGACCTGAAACCCATCCTTCCGCATAGTATTGGTTTACATATCCAGACCAATGCCCTAATAACCAATTTCCTCCTGTTGACGGAACGTACTGAGTGCTTAAAACTCTAGCGTTAGTTGTTCCTGTTAATCTGGTAACACAAAATATTGTATAAGCAGAAGTTACTAAATTAATTGAAGAATTCCATATTTGTTGACTTGTAGTAAATGTCAACACTTTTCTTGATGCCAAAGAAGAATTTCTTGTTGGTCCTGCTGAAACAGGTACCATATGATAATTAAATCCGCTTTTATCTCTCCACTGACTCACTGTGGTTCCTGAACTATAACTAAATGTAGTATCATCAGCAGCATCCATCCACATAACCAATCCATTTTTTACAGGCAAATCGGCGGCTGGATATGATTTATTTTGTGATGCATCTAAACACATCACTAAACCATCTTGTACTATTTTTGGTGAATAAATTTTTGACATATATTATAATCCAAATCTTGATTTTACTGATTGATAATTTTGAGATACTTCAGTTGTTGAAAGCGGTCTACTGTATATTCTAAATAATCCAATTGTGATTGGCGCATAATTACTGTTTGCGTCTCCATTAATTCTACCCAGTGCTATCCCTACACCAGCAGTACTTGTATTGTATCTAGGGCCGGTAGTTTGCGCACGGGTTAGTGTTAAAGTGGTGAGATTGGAATTTACATATAACTTTGTAGTACTAGTGCTAATTGTAGATCCTGATTTTGTCCATACAACATGCACCCACGTATTTAATGGATATGTAACTCCACTTGATAACCTCGTTGAATCATATAGATCCAAATGTATTTCATTTGTTGTAGGAGTCCATCCTTCTATTGAATATCCCTGTCCAGCTCCTCCTATACCCCAAAATCCTGAACTAACAAAATCAGCAGTTCTTTTAACAAAGAATTCAACGGAAAAATTAGGATCACCATCTAAGATATTAGAATTAATATTAGCTTGTAAATAATTGTTTGTACCATTAAATACTATATTTCCACCGTTGCTACTATTAAATGTAGGTCCATTATATAATGTGCCATTGTTATTATTTCCACTTAAATCATACCAAGTTGTAGTATCACCACTTGTTAATGTAAATGTTCCATTTGAATCAAATCTATGAATTGTATATCCTCTAAAAGAATATATTGTTCCTCCAGTTGCTCTTTGTGGTCCAAAATATCTTACAAAAACAACACCTGATCCTCCAGCACCACTTGTGTTATTATTATGATTTCCACCATTTCCACCTGCACCAGTATTATTAGGACAAGCATCTTCTGCCGTTTGAGTAAGTTTTTTTACAGTTCCATTTCGTGTAAATGGTAAAGTAGAAGAATATCCGCCAATTACATCAAATCCCCCAGCACCACCTCCAGCTACATATCCATCTACACCAACAGAATAACCAAATAAATTTCCAACATAAAGCCCTTCTCCACCCGCACCAACATTACCAGATGTTGCATTTCCACCTAGACCACCTGCTCCACCTCCTCCTCCAGCATATGCTGCAACGCCTGTACCACCATTAAAACCTTGACCAGAAGTTCCTGTTCCCGCACCTCTACTATTAGTTCCTCCGGTTGATACACTTTGACCGGCTCCTGAACCACCACTATAAGTTGCAGATCCCGGAGGCAAAGTTGTATTTACCCAACCTGTTCCACCGCTTCCTCCTATAGCGGTATATCCAAAAGCAGTACTGTTTCCACCATTATTGCCCGGACCATCATCTGAACTTCCAAGACGGGCTGCGCCTCCTGCACCTACAACTATACTATATGCAGTGTTAACTGATATAATTAAGGCGGTGGAAATTACTCCACCACCACCTCCACCGCCACCATTATCTACGCCTCCAGATCCTCCTCCAGCAACAATAAGTGCTTCAATAGTTGGATAACTTTTTCTGCTACTAGCATCTAAATTTAATACCAATCCATTTGTAACTATTTGTGGTCCATTATTTACTGTACTCATATTTTATATTCCATAAGTTTTACGGGTTGCATTGAAATTTTGTAATACTTCTGCGGCAGTTAATGCTTTTTGATAATATAATATTTGAGAAATATCTCCGTTCCATAAATCTGCATTTGTTTTGTTACATCCTATATATAATGGAGGGCTTCCTGAAGATGGATAATAATTTCCTGACGGCAGTGTAGCAGGTGTAGTATAAGCTATTCCATTTATGTATATCGTGACCGTATTAGACCCACTTTTATCAACTACCACCGCAAAATGTCTCCATACATTGTCTGATATAACTGGACCTTGTGGTTCTACTGCTGATGAAGAATCTCCATAAATCATAAATCTGAAACAATTCGCAAGACTCAACCCATTTCTTAACCTACTTATATTCCAACCATTTGTAGTTCCGTATACATCTGAATTTCTAGACACTATTGTATCATGACTATTATCATTTGTTGGTGTTCTAAAATAACCGGATATAGTAAAATCATTTCTGTCTAAATTAGATGAATATGGAACAGTAATATACTGAGATCCACTGAAAACATATCCATTAGTATTGAACGCGGCACTTGTCAAATCTGCATTATTACTATTTCCACTCATGTCCAATAAACCACCTCCACCTGCAACAGTATTAGCAGATCTGGAAATTGGCGTAAATTCTGTAGCATAAGATTTTTGTTCTAATTGCATCTCTGCTATATCAACAGTCGCAGGTAAAGTAGAAATAGATGGAAAAAAATAAAAATAAAAACCACCTCCTGTTGCGCTAGTGGTAAACGTTGCTGTCCATTTTTGCCAATTAGAAGTTAAGACAGGAGATGCGGCTCCAGTAATATTTGGATATGTTCCCGTGCCTGTTTGATATGCACTAATACTAACTGTTCCACCTATTGCATTTTGAGATGTAGCTCTAATGTAAGCTGTAAAAGCATATTGAGTATTTGCTGTGTAAGCTGGAGTAACTCCATAAGCCATTCCGTCACTTCTATCAGATCTAAACCAATTTAACCTTAAACAATCATGAAATCTATTATCATAAGAAAAACCATTAGTTATTGCTGTTTTAATTAAAGCAACGTTAGGAATGTGAGGTGCGCCCCACCACATTGTTGGAAAACTTGTAGCATTAACACTGATTCTTGTGTCAGAATTTATATAAGTTAATATCTGTTCTGGAGTTTTTGAAGCGTTTTCCGTGCCATCATATTGATGTAAAGTAAAAGTGGTGGAAGATAATCTTTTAAAATAATAATTTACGTTTGCAGTAAGTCCGCCACCAGTAGTTTGAGGTGTAATTACATCATAAGTAGCAAAACTATTAAAATATGCAGTAGGAGATGAAACAGTTATCACATTTCCAGACACAGACGCAATTGTTCCTATAGATGCAAAAGCGCCTCCATTATATAAGCTATCTCTATATGTGCCCCAATTATTACCAGCAGAAGGATATGAGTTTGCGTCTCCTGCACCAAAAGTGCCATATAAATTTGTGGTAGCTTCTCCTCTAAAGCTTTTTGAAAATTCACGGTTATAATATAACTGTAAATCTTTTTTTACTATGCCTCTATTTGCGTGTTGAATTGACATATTATTATACTTCAGTAATTAATTCTGGTACGTCACTTCTGATTGCGGTAAAATCCCAGAAGAATTCATAAGTTTTATTAGATTCAAGCAGTGATTTATCATAAGCAACAACAAAGTAATTTTCAGATATATTAATATCATCTATATATAGTGTTTTACCGCACTTTATTCCAGTCAATTGTACATTTACACTTTCAGATCTTACTAACTTACATATATAATCTGGCAATTGTACTTTACATTTACCATTAACTAGTTTATCTTTACCAGTTAATCTTATACCATGATATGGACTTTCCAAACTACCATATACCAACTTCTTGCCTGTTTTAGTAGGATGATCAATTTTGAAACTCTTGGTTGAAGCAGCAAAACTACCATTTACTTCCAATTTATAAGCTGGTGCGGTTGTACCTATACCTACGTTACCATCACTGATAATACGCATTCTCTCAGTGTAACTACCATTATACCAAGCAAAATAACCAGTACCTCTTGTATAATAAGCTGTATTGACATTTGCTGACGTATTTGCTCTATCAATAGATTCAATAGTACATGTAGAACCAGGATTAAATTCAAATCCACCACCTGAACTATATACATGTAATTTTTGAACAGGACTTGTTGTGCCTATGCCAAGATTGCCGTTTGCATCCAAAATCATTTTATCCGCGTTAGCAATTCTGAAATTAATTGGTTTTGTAGTTGATGCGTTTAAATATGTAGTACCATCACTAAATTGTAATAAAGCATAATTAGCTGCTGTTGATGCGTGATCTAAACTATTATGTCCAAAAAATGCATATAGTGTGTTTACAGGTAATGCACCAACAATCGCATTACCTAATCTAGCTGTAGTTGTAATACCCTGTACATCTAATTTATAAGCAGGAGCTGTTGTGCCTATACCCACATTACCAGATGAGTTTATTACAAATTGTGTTACAAATGAACTATAATCATTATTTGTTTGTAATATACGAAATATACCACTTTCAACATCAATCCAACGATGTGTAGTACCGCTTTGATCCGTTTCTCTTAATATTATTCCTGGTTGAGTGGATTCAACAACAAGTTTGTTGCTTGAACTAATAGTATTGTTAAAGAAAGAAAGTCCTTCTACATGCAACTTAGCAGTTGGACTTGTTGTACCTATACCAACATTACCACTTTGTTGTACAGTAACTCTAGCCGTACCTCCAGTTTCACTGATGTAAAAAGTTCCGTCTGTAGCGGTACCTAGATACATATAGTTAGCTTGTGCCGCGGTTTGAGCTAATCCCACACTGTATTGATCACCGCTAAAAAAGTATGATCTACCAGCACTTACTTGTAATTTCGCTAATGGACTACTTGTTCCTATACCTATACTACCACCTGAAAGTATACGCATTCTTTCAGTTCCATTTGATGCAAATCGCATGTCATGTGCTGTACTTGTGCCCAACCAACCACTCGCCGATGATATTCCAAATTCAGCTTTGTATGTTCCACCTGAATTTACTTGATAACTTAAACTTGTAGCATCATATGCTTCAACTACTTTATTGAAACTAACAGCACTACTTGGACTGGTTGTACCAATACCAACATTACCATTATTTAATATAGTTAACAAATCCGTTCCAGAACCAAAATCACCTTTTTGGAAATTAAAAGCTCGGGTCGAAGCTGTAAATATATTATTAAAGTAAGTATCACCCGCACTTGAATCATATGTTATTCTTAAACCTTCACCTGTTGGATTATTGTTATCAGTCAAAAGAATAGCTGCATCATTATTTATATTAGAATTGTCTATTCTTAATAAAGTTGTTGTTGCTGAACTTTGTAGATGTAATAATGAACCGGGACTACTTGTGCCTATACCAATATTACCAGCACTTGTAATACGCATTCTTTCATTTGATCCATTTGTATAGAATTTGTATGAACCTCCACCACCTCCTAAATAAAAATTAAAATCTGGTCTTGTCGATCCCGAATTTCTATTGATATATTCTATATATCCACCATTTAAACTTGATTCTCCAGGTCCAAATTCAAAATTTTCATTTGATCCATTTGATATGACTAACTTTGTTAATGGACTACTTGTACCTATACCAACATTACCATCATTGAGTATGCGAACTTTTTCACTACTATTTACTGACAATGCCATTGGATAGTTATTAACAGTACCAAAGTAAGCTACACCAGACGATGGATTAACTTGAGCAATAGTTGTGCCATCACTTACCGCTAGTTTTGTTGTTGGACTTGTTGTACCTATACCAACACTACCACGGAAGTATCCGTTACCATCAGTTGTAACTTTGAATGAATTTGTTCCGCCTGCACCAGTAGAAGTATTTACACTATAATTTACGACAATAGCATCACCAGAAGTGCCGGCGTGTTGAATTACCAAAGATCCAAAACCATTTGTTGTATTTTTCTTTGTTAATATTAATTCTGCCGCATTAGCGCTGTTTGTAGAAGAAAAAATACCATCCACAGCTGATGTACCCGTATCAATTACAAGTTGACCGGAAAATAAACTACTATATGGTGTTGTATTTGAAGTACCAATACCTACATAACCGTTTATATCAATACGTATTCTTTCACTTACAAGCGCAGTAGCTTGTTGACCAACGTAAAATGCCATACCATTGGTTCTATCAGAAGCAATTGTACCTACAAAATAATTTAAATCTGTAAATTGTAATTGTGTGCCTTGTGCATTGTTTCCACTATTAGCAACTCTCAGTATTGCTTTACCTGTGCCAGCTGTATTTGTGTTCCATGTACGAACCAATTGATCACCAGTATTACTTGATTGTACATCCAAAATACCACCCGGACTACTTGTGCCAATACCAATACTACCATTATCAAATATGGAACCCGTAGCAACCGTAGAAGATGATGCAAACTTAACCACATAATTTGTTGTACCACTCACAGATACACTGGTACCACTAGAACCACTTGTTCCACTACTACCACTAGTGCCTGATGAACCCGACGTACCACTACTTCCACTACTTCCACTTGTTCCGCTTGATCCTGAACTACCAGATGTACCACTAGAACCACTACTTCCACTTGTTCCGCTTGATCCAGACGTACCAGAACTACCACTTGTACCAGAAGATCCTGAACTACCACTTGTGCCAGAAGATCCACTGGTACCACTAGAACCGGATGATCCGGACGTGCCTGAACTACCAGATGTACCACTAGAACCACTTGTTCCGCTGGAACCACTACTTCCACTAGTACCTGAACTTCCAGAACTGCCTGATGTACCAGAAGAACCACTTGTTCCTGAACTTCCACTAGATCCACTAGTGCCTGAACTACCTGATGATCCTGAAGTTCCTGAACTACCACTCGTTCCACTGGAACCTGAAGTGCCTGATGAACCGCTTGTACCACTACTACCTGATGATCCAGATGTGCCTGAACTGCCTGATGAGCCTGATGTACCACTTGAACCGGAAGTTCCTGAACTACCACTAGTACCACTACTTCCTGAACTGCCACTCGTTCCAGACGAACCAGAACTGCCACTAGTACCGGAACTTCCACTTGTTCCAGATGTGCCTGAACTACCAGATGTACCACTAGATCCAGAACTGCCTGATGAACCTGATGATCCACTTGTTCCACTAGAACCAGATGTTCCTGAACTACCACTTGTTCCTGAACTGCCTGATGAACCGGAAGTACCACTTGAACCACTACTACCACTAGTGCCTGAACTGCCTGATGAACCGGAAGTACCGCTTGAACCGGATGTTCCTGAACTGCCACTTGTTCCAGATGATCCGCTTGTTCCACTTGAACCAGATGTACCACTTGAACCACTACTTCCACTGGTTCCTGAAGATCCGGATGACCCACTCGTTCCACTTGAACCAGAACTTCCAGACGTACCACTTGAACCGCTTGTTCCAGAACTGCCTGATGTACCTGAACTTCCACTTGAACCGCTTGTTCCACTACTACCAGAACTTCCACTTGTACCAGATGAACCAGAGGTACCTGAACTTCCACTTGTGCCTGAACTACCTGATGATCCGCTTGTGCCGGAAGATCCACTTGATCCGCTTGTTCCAGAACTACCAGAACTTCCACTGGTTCCTGAACTGCCTGAAGAGCCACTAGTACCAGATGAACCGCTTGTGCCGGAAGATCCACTTGTTCCAGAACTGCCTGAAGTGCCTGACGAACCGGAACTTCCAGATGTACCGCTACTTCCACTAGTACCAGAGGAACCAGATGTACCACTTGGTGTTATTGCATAACTTGCTGATAATGCTTGAACAGCGTAACTAGATGTACCTTCAAATCCAATTCCATTTGTTATATTAGATGTATATTGACTTGCACTGACATTGCCATATACTACAAATGTAGATCCACTTTGAAATGCTATACTTGAAGTAATACTGTTGCTGCTACTTATTAAAGGTATAAATCCTGCGGTTAATGATTGTTCTAAATCAGGACCTAATATTACTTGTCTTGAATATCCTGAATCACTGCTACTAACAAAGAAATAATTATTTTGACTGTCCCATAGTAGTGAGCTTAATGTATTTGAACCACTATCATACATTTCAATACCAGCATATCTTACATGTGGACTTAATGCGTTTAAGGTGATAATGTTATCCGTTACAATAAAATGGCTGGAAGTAATATAAATTGTGCTTGAACTGAAGGTTGAAGCAAATATGGTACCACTTACAATTAAATCATTATTTACTAGTATGTTACTTGATGTTAGATCATTATTTGAATTAAAATAATTGGCATAACTACTGGTAACTGCGTGACTGGATGTTATATCAATAATTTGAGAGGATATAATATTACCATTTAGTAATATTGAACCTGTTAAACTTAATGATCCTGAAAATTGTGTTGCCATATTATGTTAATCTAATTAATATAAAGTTTCCATTTCTGTATAAACCACCAAGTGGTACTCCTCCCGCTGCTGCAGCTACATCATCAATAAATTCAAGAGAAGATGATACTTGTGTTAATATAACTATTTGATTTAATGGATTAACATAACTAGAAGTATCAGCATTTAATGCCCAACTGCTTGTTATTGGATATGTACTACCTGTTATTAAATCATTATTAACTGATGAACTTATTACTTGTAATCCGCTTCTGGATGCAATTGCATATCCACTCGCAGAAATAGGAAAATTAATTCTAGTTACGTTAGGATTTACAAGTGAAATGTTCTGTGGAATTATTTGATTAAAATTTATGTCATATGTTTGTATTAATATTGGTTTTATATTAAGGCTATGAGTAAATTCCCAAATTGAACTACTATAAAAAGATGAACTAACCGCATTAGTAATATTTATACCAACTGCATTTAAACTGTAACTGGCAGTTATTGCCCAACTGCTTGTTATTGGATATGTACTTCCAGTCGTTAAATTTGCACCTCCAGTTGTTACTAATCCTGTTGTAGATGACAACAAATATCTAAATTGACCCTCAGATCCTGACGGCGGAGCTGATGTAAAGTTTAAAATTGATCCTGTAGTGGTGTAATCAGTTGATGGTTTTTTTACTAAACCATTAATTGTTACTAAAATATCATAATCTTGTAATACACTTTGAGTTAATGCATATTGAGTAGTACTACCATCACCTGTAAAATATTGAGCATTAAGTGAAGATGTTAATATACTAATATTAGCAGAGCTATAAAATCTTCTAACTTCTAATTCTAATGCTGCTGGTGGTATTGAGGTGAGTGTCAGTGTGGTACCAAAAACACTATAATCAGTTGATGGTTCTTGTTCAAGACCATCTAAAAATACCAATAATTGAGTGGGATCATAAGTAGAAAAACTTAGTGTATATGTGTTGGATACGCCATCTGTTACAAAATTATCTACTGATGATGAAAAATTGATGTCAATTATACTAGAAGTTGATACAAATATATTACCCCCACCTGCAGAAGCAGCATTTAATGCATATGAAGCAGTTAATGCATATGATGAACTATTAGAATTAACTGAATAACTACTTGAATATGCAAATGCACTACTTAATGCATATGATGCACTTATAGAATTGAATGCCCAACTACTAGTAATTGGATATGTAGATCCTGTAATTATAGATGACCCAGCATTTAATGCATATGAAGCAGTTAATGCATATGATGAACTATCAATATAACCAATAAATTTACTTGCACTTATTGTAGATGCTGTTATTGCACCAAGGAAATTGCTACTACTAACAACAGTAAATTTGTTGCTAGCAGTCACTTCACCCCTAAATACATAAGGTTCACATGCTATTTTTTTGCCTATGAAAGTAAAATCAGACATGATTATCTTGTTTCAGTTATGCTTGCAAATACATCAACATTACCAGAAAGTGTTTTTACTTTTAATATATTTCTTGACAACATATTAACTGGCTTATCAATAATTATTGTACATTGAGCAGGTAAAGTTGAATGTCTTGACAAAAAAAAGTCTAAATCATTCACTGTAATCACCAAATCAAACTGCAAATCAAAATCTGATTTGTTTGAGAAATAAATAGATTGTACCACTGAAGTGCTATTTACAGGACAAGTATAAATTGTTACATAATTGGTACCAATGTCACTTCTGGCTGTATTTATATTTAAAGTTGCCATAATTTTCTTTCAAATAAATATTAAAATATATTATAATTCCATTATATTTATATTTGAATATGAACAGACCACAGGAAATTATAGAAGATCAAATGATAAATTTGATTGATGAAGTTTATGCTGACAGTGGATTGGGTAGATGGTTTGGTAAAGGTGGTGTAGGCAGTTCATCCGGCGGTGGATGGGATAGATACAATAGTAGCGGTAAAAAAGTAGGTAAATGCGGTGACGCAAAAAAAGGAAGCAGTTACAGTGCTTGTTTGGGTAAAAAATATGTGGCTAGATTAAGATCCAAAGGTGGACGTAAAGCTATTGCCAATTGGGTAAAAAGAAAAAAATCCGCTCAAAATAAAGCTGGTAGAGGTAAAAAAGGTGATGGTGGTAAAGGTAAAGCTCCTGTTAAAGTAAGTTATAAAGAAGAATTGTGTGAAATTTTCACTATTAATCATAGAGAACAATTAAAACAAGATTTAATAAAATTCATACAACAAGAATTTCAAAAAGATAATTTAAAATCTCTACATGTTGGATTGAGTATCACTGATTATAAACCAGAAGATTGGTATGAAAAAATAGCAGATAACATATTAAATAGACTATTACAGTATTTTGATATCATCCGTGGACAAACTGAAAGAAATTTAGTATCTTCTATTCCCCTTTCCAAAAATTAAATTTATAATTGTTTAATTATAAAAAGTAATATTTATAATTAACATGAAAAAGTTTTTCACTCTAACCATATTTGCATTATTGTTGGCTGGTTGTACTACCAAAATTGTACCTGGTCAACAAGTAAGCACTGCACAAGATGCAGTTGCCAAACAAGAAAAGAAAATTGACCAAACATATGATGATTTGGTCAAGAATGACAAGAGTAAAAGAGTACAAACATCTGTATTGGCTCAGGGTATTCAATATTCATTACAACAAGTAACCAATGCTCCAATTCAAGTAGAAACTGCCAAGAATCTTAATGAAAGAGTTATTAGTATAGTTGGTTCACCACATTTGGATGAAATCAAAAGAATCAAAGCCACAATTGATTTATTGAATTCATCATTGGCTGAAGAAAGAAAGAAGGGTGAAGAACTTTTGGGTCAAAGAGATACTGTAATTGATAAGTTACAGAAGGAAAAAAGTGAATTAAAAGACAAATATGACGACCAACTTTGGCAAATGACTGATAAAGCCAAAGAAGTTGCAAAAGAATCTGATGCAAAACAAGCTACTATTGATAGTATGAGTGGTATGTTTGGTCTTAATGCAGTTTTCTGGGGTCTTAAAAAGTTTTTCTTTAGTTGTTTAACCGCAATTATTATATTTGTTGTAGTATTTGCTTTATTAAGAATA